TGAAGATGCTCTCCCGCACCCGTCCCACCGGCGTTGCTCCCGCAGTGGGCGTGGCACAGCGTGCGCTGGATCTGGCTCTGGAATATTCCAGAACCCGCCTGTCCTTCGGTCAGCCCATCGGCAACCTGGAAGGCATCCAGTTCAAGCTGGCGGACATGGAGAACGGCGCGTATCTCAAAAAGCTGGTGTACCTGCGCTCCTACCACGGCAAGCGTTTAGATGCGCTGGCCGAAGAGGTTCGTCGCACATTCTCACGCTTTCCGAGAACGACACGCATCGTATTCGACCATCGCGGTCTGGGCGACGCCTTCCCGCAATTCCTCGCGCGGCCGTGGATCGATCCGGAATCCGGAAAAGAGTATCCGCCGTGGACGCTGGACGACGAGCGGACGATCATCCACAACGCCGTGCCCATCCTGCGCAGCGTCAAGGCCAGCGCGCAGATCAACCAGCAGCTGGTGTCCTGCCTGCGCGTGGCATAGGAGCAGCATTCCATCGAGCTGCCGATCAGTTCGCGGTACGCCGACAGCGTGACGGACGAAGAAAGCGAATCGGACGAAGCGCCGAAAAAGCGCAAGCTGACCATGCAGGAAAAGGCGATCTATCTGGAGAGCGATGCACTGCAAATCGAGATGGGCAACATCGTCTCAAAGACGGGCACAGGCGGCACGATCCTCTACGACACCGCCCGCATCAATCAGCACAAGGATCGCTATTCCGCGCTGGCTATGGCGGTGCGATACATTGCGGAACTGGAGGAAGCCCGCAAAAGGCGGCTGCTACAGCCCGCACATCCCTGCGTAGGCGTGGTCAGCCGATTCTGATTTTGTGCCGGCATCGGCAAGAAAAGCAGTTTTATATCGCACGGAAATTCTGTTTCTTGCCGATAGAGGGCTGATGCCTTCGCCTTACTTCAGTGCTTTTGTGAAAAAAGGAGCCTCCTATTTTCATTTTTGCGTGCAATTTCCGTAAGTATACTTTCGGAAATTGCGTTTTGTGGAGTTTGTTTACTAACAACAATCACAGCATCCGAACACATCTGGTGCGTTTTCGTTGACATTTGCAATAATTCGTGCTAAAATGGATATACTGAAAGAGGAGGTGTTCATGATGGCACAGGCAACGTTCAGCGTTCGAATGGATGAAACTCTAAAGAGGCAGTTCGATCAGATGTGTGCCGACTTCGGTATGTCGGTTTCCACGGCAATCACGGTATTTGCCAAGACGGTTGTCCGTGAACGCAAGATTCCTTTTGAAATCGCAGCGCCCCGCACGAACGTAACTCGCGAAGATGGATTAAACGCTTTTCTCGCCTTACGGGAAGAAGCGCACAGAAATGGTCTGCAGGATATGACGCTGGATGACATCAACGCAGAGATTCAGCAGACGCGCGCAGAAAGCGAGGCATAAGCTATGGTGTACTACGCAGTGATCGACACCAATGTTTTGGTATCGGCACTCCTGACTCGCCACGAAGACGCATCGCCGCTTCAGGTTGTAAAGCGCCTTTTCCGCGGAGACATCATTCCTTTGTATGATGAGGAAATCGTGGGCGAATATGCAGAGGTGCTGCGTCGGCCCAAGTTTCATTTTTCTGAAACATTGATTGCGACCATGCTTCAGGCAATCATCACCTACGGAATTTCTGTGGAGCGATTGATTACTGGAGAGCAGTTGATTGATCCTAAGGATCTGGTGTTTTATGAAGTCGCCATGGCGAAGCGAGATGAAGACGCGTATCTGGTCACTGGTAACAAAAAGCATTTCCCTGAAAAAGCGTTTATTGTAACGCCTACGGAGATGCTTGAAATCATGGATCAAAAATAATCGAAGGCGTTCCGGCAGGAGCGCCTTTTTGTATGGAGGAAAGCATGAACTGGATAGATCGAATCCGCGGCAAGGCATAGCCGCGGGCGGAGCCTGAAACGAAGCCGGCAGCGGTCATTGCCGTGGGTGCGAAGGACGACGCCTCGACCATGACCTACAACGACAAGACAATTACCTACTCCGGGGATCTGGCGAGCTATGATTATGACGCCATTCTGAGAGACAAGCAGCGGAACATCAACAGCCTGTACGAG